AGAAAAAAAGAAAGAATTGTTGCTGGTGTCATTGGAAACAGATCCGATCTTGTAAAAGAGGGTTCCTGTGGTAATAGTTCTGTATACCTCGCACTCTACACCTGAATGATCAGTCAGTCTCAAAGAGGGAATGGTCAAAGTGACAGTGGAAGATCCTCCTGTGGGAGTTGCAGTGACTGCAACGGAGGGAGCAGATCGGTGGATCTGACCCCTGGAATCCGTCCAGGTGAAAATCACTCGGTACTGGTAGGTTCCTGCTGCCAGTGATCCTGCTGAGTTGTTGGTGGACTGAGACACGTTTTCTGGGTACAAGTGAAACCCGTGCTCCTCGATGGTCTGGGAGTCATAGACTGAAACAAACCCTCCTGCAATGTGAAGGTTCTCCCCCAACTCTGTACCTTGAAAACTGGATGATTGGGTGAAATCCATCCCACTGAGGGACAGTCCCTTGAGGGAGTAGATGTCATTGTTTTTAGAAACCAGACGGGTCTTGACCTGAAGTGCAGTCTTAAACACCCCTGTGTTTGCATCATCGGTGACTCTCGGCAACGTGGAGTCTGATGGTAATCCTCCTGCCAGGGAGGTATGGAGTTTTGCAACGATCAACCCTGTGGTATCGATCAGAAAATATGTGGTCTGGAGATCACTGGCATGGACTCCGATGAAGTAGGTTTTTTCACTGTAATAAAACCCCTTGGATGCAAGACCCACGGATCTTTTTAAGACTGCAGAAGATCCCATGGAGGAAGCACTCACATCATAAGTTGCCTTCTTGACCAAGTGGTCATAGTCATTGGTGGCATAGTGCTCATATATAACAGCAACATCCCCGGTTGAATCCCTCTGCATCGTCACTCTGGGAATTGCCGTTGCAGTTGCTTCAACCGTGTAGGTGGCAACCTGGGTCAGATCCAGTTTCAGACGGGTGACTTTCAGACCAGAGGAATCTGAGTTTTTGGAGTAGGCTACATAAAGACCGTCATTCACTGCATCACGGTAAACGGTCAGGGAATCTTCAGGGTCATTGGCAATGGTGGTGGGGGCAACATATCCGTTTGCCGTGGACCCTACTGCCCCTGTTTGGGTAATATAGCCGATCTGAACCTGAGAGGATGAGTTTCGGTAACAGTAAATTGCTGCATTGTCCTCGTACTCAACTACATCGATTTGTTGCCCGGAGGTGGCAGCATTGGAACCGATCTGAGTGGCAGACCCCCAGGTGGTCGGGTCAGTCTGATCCAGTAATACCAGATCCACATCATTATCAGAAGTTTCGATGTAGAGGATAGCTAGACGTTGATCCAGTTCAAACACCTTCGGCAATTTTCCTGTCGCAGAGATCGAAGTGTTATTCTGCAGAATGGCTCCTGAAACTGCATCAATGACAGATGCCCTCACTCCCCCCTGGGTGTCTTCCCAGGCCATACAGAACAGACCTCCACCATACGCTATATCAGCACTGCTCTGCTCATACTGGTTGCGGATAATGTCATCACTGGAAACCGTAACGGAAAGCGAACCCCCCTTATTCACCCATTCACTTCTGCCACTGATGTAGGAATATAAATTGGAATTTGAGAAGAGCAATAGCTCATCTTGGAATTTGCTCAGTGCATCCCCTGCAGTAATATTAGAGGTGCTGCCTGTAATGGAGGGAGAGAGTTTCGAGTAGCCTTTGCGTTTGGTGATAGTGGAACCACTGGTGAAAACACCGTTCTCCAACTCAGTGAGATTTGACTGAAGGACCATCTTCTGGTCTGTTTTGGTGTCAATCCCTCCACTGAGATCAACTGGAACGAATGCTTTTTCCAAAGGCATAGGTCACTTCTTGTTCGCAACTTTTAACTCAGGTTTCTTCTCTTCTTTTTGTTGTCCCAACAGGATCTCTTCCATGCCTAGTAAACGATGAAGTCGTTCCTGAATAACAGGAACTTTCTGTAACTCTGCTTTTAAACCTTCGATCTCTTTTTGAACCTCTTCTAAAGTCATGTCAGTAAGTTTTTTGGGTTTTCATTTAATCTCACCATTTCATTTCTAAACGACTCGATTGCTGCACCTGACTGTCGTGTTTGTTGTGCACCTTCGATTAATAAAACTGGCAACCAACTAACTGCACAATCGAACTGGCTGATATCCTCACCAGTATTAGGATTTTTACCAGTGATTTGGATGTAAAATTTACACTTATGCTCTTTACATTTTTTTTGAATCAGAGGACAGAAATCAGACATTCAAAGCACTGTTATGTCGTTTAATAAATTCCTCCAATGAAATTCCAGTATTAACTAAAATGTCATTATCTGAATTCAACGGAATGTTTGGAGTGTCATCAAAAAACTCCAAGTGTCCTCCTGTCTCGCTATTATATTGAATGGCATGGAATGTTTTGATTCCACTCATGTCCACATTATGTGCAGGAATATTATCTACCAATATCAATTTGTCATCAGGAACAATTGTAATTTTTGTCATTTTTTAATCCTTTGAAGCAATTATAACATCAACGTACTTGACCGCTAAATTGTAGGTCGATGCAGACGAACCAACCCCAGATAGTGTATTTGAATGAGTATGTGGATTTGAGCTTCCTTTTGAATCCGTTGCAAATCCACCGTCATTTGTGTCACCTGTTTTGGATAAATAGTTTCTTAAAGTCGCATGAGAAGCATTGGCAAAGGCAGATGAATGGTAGTGATTAGGCATTTGTCCATCACTTAGCGTGACTGCTGCATTTGATATTGCTACAGAGATAGTGCTGCCAAAAGCAGACGTAAAATCCTGAGTACCTCCTGTTCCTGCTGAACCAGTTACCACTCTCAACGCAGAATTATTATTTGACGATGTGTCCTTTGTCCATCCAGTTGGTGCAGACGTTTGGTTAAAAAGCATTTTTGTGCCAGATGCAAATGCCGTTGCAGAGATAGCCTGTTTTTGAGCAGTTGAAGTAGTTAAGGTTCCTGCACTAACATCTAATGTTTTGCTTGACCCTACTGTTACATCGGTTCCGTCAATGGTTCCTGCATCAATATCAACCTTAGAAATATTGACTTCACCAGTACCGTGAGGAGTAAGATCAATGTTGCCATTAGCACCGTCTGTGATCGTAATTGATCCTGAATTGGTCCCATCGTTGGTTTCAAGTTTCAAATCATAGGCTCCACTGGAACTTAAAGTTCCTGTTCCTGAGCCTGAACCCAATAAGACTTTTCCTGATCCGTGTGGATTTAAATGGATGTCTTCATCAGCTCCATCTCGAATGGTAATCGATCCTGAATTAGTGCCAGAATTCGTGTAAAGAGTTAAATCATAAGCACCATTGGAAGTCAGTTTGCCTGTTGCAGATCCATTCCCCACTACCACATAACCTGTGCCGTTAGGCTTGAGGTTGATGGCAGCGTTGGAGGATGAGGTGGCAATGTTGATGACTCCTGCAAAACTGGTTGCCGTGGAGAGTAAAGTTCCTGTCTCATCTGGTACAGTGAGGGTATTTGCTCCTGTGCCTGAACCTAAATATTTCAGATTGACAGATCGGGTCGTGGCAGACCCTGCATTGTAGTAATACAGTTGGATGTCTGACATGACGAGTTTAGCAATGCCATCAGTCAGGGTAGAATCAAACTTAAACGTGTAGGATTTATTAACCCCACTGAACTGGACCTGACTGTTCCCTGTCATGTTGGAAATCGAACCCCCGGAGGTATTGATTCCAGACCCATCGGTAATCTGCACTGCAACCCCAGACCCATTCCTCCAGTAGAGATTCCCCCCACTCTGATACACCGAATAATTGGTTGTGGCAGCAGTCACTGAGGAATCAAAGATGACATTTTTTAACTCCGATGCACTGTTCTGGTTGAATTCCAGATCCGCATTAATATTCAAAGCAGACGGAGTAAGTTGGACCCCCTTCCCACTGGTATGGTCATGGGTATCAATCGTTTCCCAATTCGTATTGGTCTGGGTTGCCCAAGTGGGTCCTGTGGTGACTCCTACACTCGGCTCATTCAGACTCATGTTGCTTGTTGGCATCCGATCTCCTAGAAAAAGTAAATGTCTGCAGTTGCTGCACTGGAACCCTTCAGAAAGATGAAGAGGTCTTTAAAGTCATTGGTGGTGCTGGACTCGTAAATCACTGCATTACTCTGTAATCGTGTAATGATGAAACCCTCATAGGTCCTCCCCAGACCATGATTGACTCTGGTATCTGTGGTCTCAATAGACAGATCCTTGATGAGCACCCCGTCTGATATCGGTAACTGGAGGAGGGGTGAGAGTGTCGTTTTCTTCCTCTTCTCTC